AAGAACTACCTCAACTACCAAAGGGAATAGTATTCCCAACCATTATTGCTGGCCTTGAAGGCATTGGTCGTGGACAAGACCGTGAGTCTCTCATGATGTTCCTCCAAACGATCTCTCAAGCCCTTGGTCCCGAAGCAATGGCCCAATACATCGACCCCGAAGAAGCAGTCAAGCGTCTTGCTGCTGCCCAAGGTATCGACACACTCAAGCTGGTCAAGACTGCTGATCAACGTCAGCAAGAAATGCAGAAGATGCAAATGGCCAACATGACTAATTCCCTCATGGGTCAAGCAGGGCAACTTGCTAAAGCTCCTATGATGGATCCTGATAAAAACCCTGGCTCTATCGAAGCACTCCAAAATGTCGTCAACACCGCGCAAACCTCAGGCTTCCAAGCCCAGCAACCCCAGCCCCCTCAACAATAATGAAGAGGCGATTGAAGAGCCTACTGTAATTGTTCCTAAGGAACAGTTTAAGTACGGTGACGTCAAGGTCTCCTCTCCAGGGGTTGGTAAAGTTTCCATTGTTATCCACTAAACCAAATGTCTGAAATTGTTTTTGATGCAACCGATCCAGATGTTACAACTGCTCGGGCAACCGAAGAACAGCGTCTTCTGGAAGTAGGAAGCAATCTAACCGACAAGCAAGAGGCTGATGCTCTTGAACAGTATCGGCGCAGTGAGCTTGAAGCCAATGATCATACTCAATATGCTGGTAAATTCAAATCAGCAGAGGATCTTGAGAAGGCTTACCTTGAGCTTCAGAAAAAGTTAGGACAGAAGGATGAAGGAGAGGTAGAGGACTCTGCCCCCACTGATGACTCTACCCCAGAAGAGGAGGAGGAGGTTCAGTCCCCAGTCTCAAAGCGAGTAGACTTCCTCAAGGAAGCATCCGAGGAGTATTATTCAAACGATAACTCTCTGAAACCTGAAACACTTCAAAAGCTCAAAGAGATGCCTTCCGAGGAACTCATTGATGCTTACATGGAGATGCAGAAAAACAGTCCAGTAGCCAAAGCACAGCCTCTTTCGGATGATGCTGCTAAGACTATCGTTGATTCTGTGGGTGGACAGAATGCTTACAATGATACTCTCGCCTGGGCTGCCGATAATCTCAAGCCAGAGGAAGTTGCTGCTTATGACAACGTTGTTAACAGCGGTAACAAGGATGCTATTTTCTTTGCCGTTCAAGCATTGAATCAACGGTACAAGGATTCAACTGGTTTCGAGGGTCAACAGATCTCTGGTCGTGCGCCTAAATCGACGATTAAAGGTTTCCGCTCTAATGCGGAGCTAGCCAACGCAATCTCTGATCCACGCTACCGTAACGACCCTGCTTATCGGTATGACATCGAACAGAAACTCGCCGCATCTGGCGACCTAATGTAAAGGTAATCCGCGTCTTACGTTCATCCCATTTGGGACGCATGTTGATCATCCATGGAACGGGGGTTGATCTATCCAAACGGACAATGAGTCAAATCTTGATCGCCTGGATTATGCAACAGAAGCAGGCGCGGAACATTAAACAGAAAGAAGCAACCGTTTATTACAAACGTTAATGCTGATTTTACGGACAATCTAATGTCGGATTTGGGGGCACCTCGGAGTAGGACCCCCTTTTCTATTGAGGAAGGATACCTCATTAAAAAACCAACCGGTTGGAGTATTGGCCCGCTGCGGTGGACACCCAATACAACATACGTTTATTGCCTATTCTTTTAAAATACAAGTACTTGTAATTGTTATAAACCCTTCTACCATTACAAATCAATGACTGCTTCAGTAACTTATCTGGGCGAAGCCAATAAGGCGGGCGGCCAATCGCCCTCCTACGCCCAGCGTACTAACCTCTTCCTCAAGCTGTTCACGGGCGAAGTCTACGAGGCTTTCCGTAACAGCACCATCGCAAAAGAACTGGTGATGAGCCGGACTCTGCGTGGTGGCAAACAGGCCCAATTCATTCACACTGGTCGTATCCAGGCTGGCTATCGCACTCCTGGTGTGGCCATCCTCGGTTCGGGCAATCCTCCCGCAGCCGAGACCACCATTGCGCTGGATGACCTGCTGGTGGCATCTGCCTTCGTCGATAACCTCGACGAGATCATGAGCCAGTATGACATCCGTGGCCCTATCGCTCGTCAGATCGGTCAGAGCCTGGCTGAATTCTATGATCGCCGTATCTTCCGCGTTCTGGACAAAGCCTCCTCTGCCTCGGCTGCTGTGACCGGCGAGCCTGGTGGTTTCCAAATCAACCTGGGCGCCAACAAAGAGTATGATGCTCAGGCCCTTGTGGACGGTTTCTTCGAAGCCGCCGCACGTCTCGATGAAGTGGCTGCTCCTAAGGATGGTCGTGTTGCCGTTCTGAGCCCCCGTCAGTACTACGCCCTGATCTCTCAGGTTGACACCAACATCCTCTACCGTGAGTATGGCAACACCCAGGGTTCGATGAACACTGGCGATGGCCTGTTCGAGATTGCTGGTATCAAGATCAAGAAGTCCAACAACATCCCCTTCCTTGGGAAGTATGGTTCGGCTTCTGGCGCTGCTATCGACGCTGCTGCCGTTACCGGCGAGAACAACAGCTATGGTATTGCTTCTGACTTCACCAATAGCTGCGGTTTGATCTTCCACCGTGACGCTGCTGGCGTTGTTGAGGCCATTGGCCCCAGCGTTCAGACCACGGGTGCTGACACCAAGGTAATCTATCAGGGCGACGTTATCGTGGGCCGTCTGGCTTACGGTGCTGGCGCTGTGCGCGTCGGTGTTGCCGGTGCCTTCCGTAATACCTGATAGCTAACTCCTAATTAGGAGTAATTTAGGTTTTAATTAGGACTTGGCTTATTAAAAGCTGAGTCCTTTTTCTTTCAATAACTATTATGTCTAGTAAAACATGCACTAAGTGTGAAATTGCAAAACCAATATTAGAATTTCACAAACAAAAAGATACAAAAGATGGTCATCGCTCTATTTGTAAAATATACTGCCTTAACTATATAAAAAATTATAGGACTATACACCCTTTTCAAAATAGAAATGGGCACTTACGTAATAAATTTGGAATTACCCACCAGGACTACCTAGATATGCTAGAGGCCCAGAACGGTCGCTGCAAAGTCTGCGGGACTGATACTCCAAAGGGTAATGGTGCCTTTCACGTTGATCATTGTCATAGTTCTGGTAAAATACGTGGACTACTTTGCCACCACTGTAATGTTGGTTTAGGTAATTTTAAAGACAACACATCACTGCTTTTAAAAGCAATTCTTTATTTAAACGAACATCATGTCGACGCAGCTCCAGGCCATAAATCAGATGCTAACTGGCATCGGCCAAGCCCCCGTTGTTTCCCTGGATATTGCAAATCCTGAGATAGCCACGGCTCTTAGTATTCTTGATTCTGTTAACCGAGAAGTTCAAGGAGAAGGATGGAATTTCAACACGGAGATTAACTACCCGTTTACTCCTGACTCAAATGATGAAATTGTCATTCCTGCAAACGTTCTTCAGATTTCCGACAACAAAAACTCAAACGTACAGGAATATCAAACCGTACTAAGAGGTGGCAAACTCTATGACAAGATCAGCCATAGCTTTACCACGTGGAACGTAAGTCCAGTTCTTTGTGATGTGGTATGGTTGTTTGCCTTTGAGGATCTTCCCCAGGTCTTCCAGGACTACATTACCCAACGTGCTGCCCGTGTCTTTGCTGGTAGCGTGGTAGGATCCAAGGAGATGTTCCAGTTCAACCTACAAGATGAAGGCATCCTAAGGGCCAATTGTATTGCCTATGATACCAACACCTCTGAAGTTAATATTTTTGGTGTGGAGACTGGTCAGAACTTCTACATCTCTTATACTCCGTTCCGTACTATTGCACGATAATGGCAGCCATCTCTCAGAAAATTGGAAACTTGATTGGTGGCGTTTCTCAACAGCCTGATACCAATAAGTACAATGGTCAATTGCGTATCTGCGATAATTATTACCCAGATGCTGCTACTGGATTAATTAAAAGGCCAGGACTAAAGGGTATTGGTAAATTGGCCAATGCTGTTGCTGATGGTACTTGGTTCCATATCTTTCGAGATAATAACGAAAAATACATCTTTCAATTTAGTAAGGCAGGGGCTCTTAAGATTTGGGATGCCAACAATGGTGTTCAACAAACAGTAAATGCTGTTGCTGCTGAAGCTACTACGTATGCTGTCCATGATTCTTTTGATGATCTGACCACGCTTCAAATTAATGATTATACCTTTGTTCTTAATCGGACTAAAACGGTAACCCAAGGGTCAACCTCAAGCAGTGCATATACGCCCTTTGGCTTTGTAAACATTAATACTGTTGCCTTCAATACTGATTATGTCATTACAATTGACGGCATTACCTTTACTCATACAACGCCAAACAACTCAGGTGGTTCTACTCAAAATAGTGTCCATACTATTATTGTTGCACTTACAGCAGCTATTAATGGTAATGCTCTTTATGTAGCGGCAAATGTTGGCAACACTATTCTTATTCGTCGTGCTAACAACGCAGACTTTTCCCTAAAAGCTACTGGCGGTACTGTTGGTAATGCTATTGAAGCATTTAAGGAGATTGTTACTTCTGTTTCTCAACTACCCCGTGAGTTTTTTTCTGATAGAAAGATTAAAATTGAAGGTACCGCCGAAAGCAACGCTGATGATTATTGGGTAAAGTTTATCCCATCAACAGTGGGACAGACAAGTGGTGTTGGTCATTGGGAAGAAACCATTGCTCCAGGCACACTTCTTGGAATGAATACCGAAACACTTCCTCACGTTATTATTCGGGAAGCCAACGGTACCTTTACCTATCGTCAACTAGACGAGGCATCTGCTATTGCTAGTGCTGGTACAACCGCTGTTACTGGTGTTCCAACGGCAGTTAGTATCACTTCTTCCATAAGTAGTGGTCACGTTGTTGGAGAAGAGTTTGCCCCTACTGGTGGTACTGGTAAGAACCTTAGACTAAGAGTTGATAGGGTAAGAACAGATACCGTTACCAATAGTTATGCGGCTAACTCCAGCAGTTATGTTGCCCAAGTTACGGTAAGTGGTGGAAGACTTACATCAACCAGGTATGATTGGTATCTAGCTGGCAATAAGATTGGCCGAACAGCAACCACAGCTACTTCTTTAGTTGTCGGCGATACCACATACGTTATCAACACGCCGTTTCAAAGCATCAGTGGTCAACTACGGGCTGGCATTCTTTCTGTTCAAACACGCACAGGTATTATTGATGCCATTGCCATCATCCAAGCTGGTCAAGGTTACACAGCCTTAAATACTGTTGCCAATAGCAGTGGAGACACTTTTCAAATTACAACGGTTAACACTCAAAACCTTGAGGGTGATGAGTTCCGTCTTAACTTTTGGAAGAATAGGTTGGTTGGAGATTCAGATACAAATCCTTTTCCATCTTTTATTAATAATACAATTGATG